GGTGTTGAGTGTAAGGCATTCAGGTTTTGGGTGAACAACGGTGCAATGGAAACTTGGTCTAAGAAGGAAGGCAAAATGGTTTCCATTGAAAAGGACGTGACTAGAATTTTAAGGATTATAGAATAATGGGGTTGACAAAGCCCCTCACTTTTTTATATAATATAAACTGATGATGAATAAGGAGACTGATATGAATAAAAGATCATACGATAGGTCAGAGTCAATTTCGATTGACGGCAAACCCTTCCACTTTACCCCTGACAGGAAGGAATTTTTGGAATCACTTCAGAAGAAGTATCCAAATCAAACCTCTTTTACCAAAGAGGATTTCGAGAATCTAGGACATTTCCCTTATTGGGTGAAACATACTAGGTATAACTTTAAACAGGGTTCTGTTTTCAACCTTACCCCAATCTTGGGTGGTGGTTCCACTGCTAAGGTTGTTGAAATGAAAACTCCAACCCCTGCACCTCAGGTGACAGTCATGCCGACACAACAAGTGTCTAACATGCCAGTTGCTGCTGCAACTGAGTCTGTCAATTCTGACAACGTCAAAATCATTCCTGAGAAAATGTCTAACTACGTTCCTTTTGGACACTTCAAAGATGTGAAGAACATTATCTCTTCGAAGATTTTCTTCCCTGTCTTTGTTACTGGTCTTTCAGGTAATGGTAAGACGCTTATGATTGAACAAGTGTGTGCTCAGTTGAAGAGAGAACTCTTCAGAGTCAACATCACCATCGAAACTGATGAAGATGATTTGATGGGTGGACACACTCTAGTCAATGGTAACATTGTCTTCAGAGAAGGCCCTGTCATCAAGGCAATGAGGAAAGGTGCTGTCCTTCTTCTTGACGAAGTTGACTTAGGTTCTAACAAGATGATGTGTCTGCAATCAGTTCTTGAAGGTAAAGGATACCTTATCAAGAAAACTGGTGAGTGGGTGACACCTGCAGAAGGTTTCACTATCCTTGCTACTGCAAACACTAAAGGTCAAGGTTCAGAAGATGGAAAGTTCATCGGAACTCAAATCATGAACGAGGCAATGTTAGAAAGATTTGCAATCACTATGCAACAGGAATATCCTCCAGTGACTACTGAGAGAAAAATCCTTGCAAAGGAAATGGAATTGACTGGTGCAGTTGACTCAGACTTTGTTGAGAAACTTGTCGACTGGGCAGACGTTATCAGAAAGACTTTCTACGAAGGTGCAATTGACGATGTCATCACTACTAGAAGGTTGGTTCACATTGTGAATGCTTTCAGAATGTTTGGTGACAAACTCAAGTCCATTCAAATGTGTATTTCTAGGTTCGATGAGGACACTAGGACTGCAATCCTTGACCTCTACACTAAGATCGATGCAGGTGTCGATCTTAATGCAGAAAACCCTGTTGACGAAACAGAGGTTAATGAGGTATACTAATGGGGATGAGTGAAATTAAATACAAATATAACGAGGGAGAACTCTTAAAAGAGTTTTCCCAATATATTGATCAAACATACGATCAACATTATTCGTTAAACAAGTTTCAAGCAACGGAGTTCATTCTAGATAGTGGACACGGTGAAGGATTCTGTATCGGGAACATACTAAAGTATGCACAACGATACGGTAAAAAGGATGGGTATAATCGTAAGGATTTGTTGAAGGTCTTACACTATGCTCTTATAGCTCTATATAACCACGACCTTCAACATGAGGATAAAAATTAATGATGAAAATCTCTACTAATACGAGGAGTGTTCTCAAGAATTTTTCCACTATTAACTCAGGTATTAGAGTGAAGTCGGGGAATAAATTAGAGACCATTTCACAAATGAAAAACATTCTTGCAGTGGCAACGGTGAGTGAAACCTTCCCTCAAGACTTTAGTATCTATAACCTACCTGAATTCTTAGGTGCAACTAGTTTGTTAGATGACCCTGAGTTCACATTTGGTGATGCAAGTTTGACTGTTGCAGACGATGATACTACACTTTCATATTTCTATGCAAGTGACGGTATGGTAACTGCACCTGAAAAAATGATCACTATGCCTGATGCAGATATTAGTGTGGATGTATCTTCAACTCTACTTTCTGAACTACAGAAAGCTGCAAGTGTTCTTGGAGTGAATGATTTGATTCTAAGTTCAGACGGAACTACAGTGAAGTTTGAAGTCACTGATAAGAAAAACCCAACATCTAATACATTTAGTAGGGTAGTTGGTGAGAATGCAACTGGTGTAAAATACACTATGAATTTCAAGATTGAGAACTTGAAAATTCTAGATGGAAACTATGAAGTGTTAGTTTCTTCAAAGGGAATCTCACACTTTAAAAACAAAGATGTAGATTTAGAATACTTTATTGCATTGGAACCTGATTCAAAATACAATGTCTGACCTATATAAATGTGTGTTTAGAGAAACCAGTCTCGGCTCTTTACACGGGAGCTTTCCGATCTCATCATCCTTCAAGGGTGGAAAGCACTGTAGACTCGGTGGGGAGTTTACACCTTAATATGAAACAAGAATTTTTATTTGTTGAAAA